AAGTAACACAGCTTGTGCAGTTGCTACAAACCATGTCACCAGATACGCCTATGTATCCTAAGTTGGTCATGTCCATCATTGACAACATGAACCTGTCTAATCGTGAAGAACTAATCGCTACACTTGAGCAAGCCAATCAGCCTAACCCAGAAGCACAGCAAATGGCACAGGCGGCACAGCAAGCTCAGATTGCATTTCAACAGTCACAGACTAACGCACTCAACGGACAGGCGCAAGAGTCACAAGCTAGAGCGCAGAAGTTGGCTGTCGAAGCACAGGCTATACCACAGGAGCTTGAGATTGACCGTATCAAAGCGGCCACCACTAACCTCAAAGCAGGTGACGCAGATGACAAAGAGTTTGAGAAGCGTCTAAAGATTTCAGAGCAGTTACTGAAAGAAAGAGAAGTAGCAGTAAAGGAGGGTAATGTTGCTAATCAGGCAACTCCTCAACCAACACAAGGACTACAGTAATGGTAAGCACAAGAGATTTAGAAAACGTAGTAGCTCAAGTAAATGTAAAGTTTGAGGAACTGTTTAATAAGATTGTACAGCTTGAGAAACAAATAGCTGAGAATACAGGAGCAAAGAATGCCAGTAAAAAAAGATCCAAGACTAGCTAGAGCAGGTGTAAGTGGTTATAACAAACCAAAGCGTACCCCTAACCATCCAAAGAAAAGCCATGTTGTTGTGGCGAAGGAAGGTGACAAAATCAAGACGATTAGGTTTGGAGAACAGGGGGCAAGCACAGCAGGTAAACCCAAGGCGGGTGAATCTGCTCGTATGAAGGCAAAGCGTAAGTCCTTCAAAGCTCGACACGGTAAGAACATAGCTAAAGGTAAAATGTCTGCGGCATATTGGGCAGATAAAACTAAATGGTAATACATAAGTGGTGGAGAATCTGGGCTAAGAGTCTAGGGGAGAAGGTAGGTGAGACAGATAAGCAAGCTGATACTGTCGCTAGTATTAGGACTGTTTGGTGGTTTACTCATATGGCTACATGTATCTTTATTATTCTCAATGCAATCGCCAATCATGGTTGGAACTGGTCTACATTGGATATGGAGTAAGTGATGATTAAACTATCGTGTGGGCATGAGATACACGACATAGATTATGCCTGCGATGCTTCCATTAAAGACTACGATGACTATGGCAGGCGAACCGTCTCACACGTTTACTACTGTGAAGGTTGCTACTTCTACGCTATGGATAAGGGTATTGTACTAATGGATGGTGATGAAGAAGCACGTTGGCTGACTAACTTTGAGGATGCTGAGGTGAAGTATAACAACGGTAATGGTGAATCTGTGTAGACTTATAAACATAATATAAAGTGTCGTATTTTTGCATTTATATGTACATAAAAGTGTCATAAACGTACACTTTATGTAAACTAGAGTATACATTGTACATTATATGAAACATAACAGGAGGCTATTATGCCATACGGTAAAGGTACATACGGTAGTAAAGTAGGCAGACCACCAAAAAAGAAAACAGCGGCAAAGCCTAAGAAGAAGCCAGTAAAGAAAGGTAAGTAGTATGCCCACTAAAAAGTCTACAGTGAATAAAGCAGGTAACTACACTAAGCCTACCATGCGGAAGAACTTGTTTAATAAAATCAAAGCAGGTACTAAGGGTGGTAAGGCAGGTCAATGGTCTGCTAGGAAAGCTCAGATGTTAGCCAAGGAATACAAGGCAAAGGGCGGAGGCTATAAGTAATGGCATTAAAGGAATCACAAAAGTCGTTAAAGAAGTGGACTAAGCAGAAGTGGCGTACACCTAGCGGTAAGCCTAGTGGTAAGACTGGAGAGGTCTACGCACCATCCAAGACTATTAGTAAGTTAAAGTCTACCGCAGCAGGTAAGAAGAAACTAGCGGCTGCTAATAAGAAGAAACGAGAAGCTACTGCCAAGGGTAAGCAACACGCTAAACATGGCCTACATAAGGGTAAGAAACGATGAAAGGTCAGACCCACGGTGGCAAAGGTAGTGCCCAGAGAAAGACAGACCATAAGAAGTTTGCCAGCAACTGGGACGCTATATACAACAAAACTGCACAGAAGTCAAGTAAAAATAAGAAATAATGCTTGACTTTCTTATGCTTTTATGTTATAATAACAGGGTACACTAACATTAACTCAACTGTCCTTATTGGAGAAACAGTATGATAGACCCTAAGCTAGAACTATATTACCGCAACATGAGAGATATGTTTCGTTCAGAAGGTTGGAAACAACTGCTAGAAGACCTGAACTCTAATGCGGTATTAATTAACTCAGTAGAATTAACTAAAGATGTGGAAGACCTGCACTTTCGTAAAGGCCAACTCTCAATCATAGCTAATCTACTTAATCTTGAAGCACAGCTTGATACGGCTGAACAGCAACAACTAGAAGACGCGCAAGAAGAAGAAGCTACAGAGTAATGCGTATCCTGGTTGACTTTAAGTGTGATGACGGTCACATCAACGAAAGACTAGTTGATTCTGAATGTACTCACATACCGTGTTTAGACTGTGACAAGATAGCACAAAGAATTGTAAGTCCTGTGCGTTCCAAGTTAGACCCTCTGTCTGGTGATTTTTTAGGTGCAACTAGGCAGTGGGAGAGGAATAGAGCGCAGAAGCTACAACAAGAGCGTAAGGCCAACTCCTAACCGAATCCTTACATAATACACCTCCATAATGAGAAATCACGGAGTTTAATAATGGCAACACTAATAGACGAGCGTCCAGAAGAAGAACTAGACAACAACGAAGAAGTAGTAGAGCAAGTAACTGAGGAACCTCAAGTAGAGGCAACTCCTCAAGAAGAAGAAATCCCTGACAAGTACAAAGGAAAGTCAACCGCTGAGATTGTACGGATGCATCAGGAGGCTGAGAAGTTATTAGGCCGACAGAGTAGCGAAGTAGGGGAACTACGTAAAGTTGTTGACGATTACATACAGACACAACTCGACACGACAACACAAGCACCACAAGAAGCTGAAGAAGATATAGACTTTTTCTCTGATCCCGACAAGGCTGTCGAAAGAGCGATTAAGAATCATCCTTCAATCAAAGCTGCTGAAGCACAAACACAGCAGTACAAGCAACAAACAGCGCAGGCTCAATTGCTACAACGTCATCCTGACATGCAAGAGATTCTGCAAGATGGTAAGTTTGTTGATTGGATTAAAGGATCAAAGATTCGTACTCAACTCTTTGCACAAGCGGATACGCAGTATGACTATGAAGCCGCTGATGAGCTTTTCAGTTTATGGAAGGAACGTCAACAAGCTGTTGGTCAAACTGTAGCACAGGAGAAAGCAAGCAGGAAGCAAGCTGTTAAGACTGCCTCAACAGGCGGTGCAAAGGGAAGTGGTGAAACAGCAACGCGAAAGGTCTATAGACGCTCAGACATTATTAAACTAATGCAGGATGATCCTGAAAGGTATTTGTCTTTGTCTGATGAAATCATGCAAGCATATGCTGAAGGGAGAGTCCGAAACTAATTTCATTATAGGACTTTTATTATGACTGATTCAACTTATCCCGCAATGGGCGGAGCAGTAGACAACACATCTGCTGCTAAATTTATTCCAGAAATCTGGAGTGACGAAGTAATTGCTGCATACAAGAGCAATCTTGTTCTAGCTAACCTCGTTAAAAAAATGAGCATGACTGGTAAGAAAGGCGACACCATCCATGTTCCTAAGCCAACTCGTGGTGCGGCTCACGCCAAAGCCGAAGGTGTTGCAGTTACTATTCAGAACGCTGTTGAGTCTGAAGTGCTAATCAACATCAACAAGCACTTTGAGTTCTCACGTTTGATTGAAGACATCACCGAAGTACAGGCTCTCGCTTCTTTGCGTCAGTTCTACACTGGTGACGCAGGTTACGGCCTAGCCAAGCAAGTAGACGATGATCTGTTTACTCTTGGTAAGTCTTTCGGTGACGGTGACGGTTCTTCTTGGGTACACAGTGCTGCATTCCAGATCACTTCTGGTGGCGCTTTGGAAGCCTACGATGCTGACGGCACTGCTGACGTTAACGCTTTCACTGACGCAGCTTTCCGCGCATTGATTCAGAAGATGGATGACGCAGACGTTCCTATGGACGGACGTAGCTTTATCGTTCCTCCTTCACTGCGTAACGCTATCATGGGTATTGATCGCTACACTTCTACTGACTTTGTTAATGGCAAAGGCGTAGAGACTGGCAAGATTGGTAACCTCTATGGCGTTGATGTATTCGTTTCTACTAACGTACCTACTATTGAATCTGGTGTACGTGGCGCACAGCTAATCCACAAGGACACCAATGTTCTTGCAGAGCAGCAAGGCGTTCGTTCTCAGACTCAGTACAAGCAAGAGTTCTTGGGTACTCTCTACACTGCTGATACGCTTTACGGTTGTCAAGTAATGCGTCCTGAAGCAGGATTCGTATTGGCTGTTCAGTAAGCTAATACAACTAAGGGGATTCTACGGAGTCCCCTTTCCCTTTTCCCTTTGTTTGTTTTCGTAGGAGTTATTAATGGCTATATTTAGAGGTGACGGTGGTGCAGGTGATTCCAATACGGATGCCACGCTATTAGCTGTTACACAACAAGCTGTCATAGCTACTACGAAAGCAAGCGATGCAGCGGCCAGTGCTGTTGAAGCGGCTAACTCTGCAACCACAGCATCTACCAAGGCAACTCAGGCGGCTACATCTGCAACTGATGCGGCCAACAGTGCTTCAGGTGTTGCAGGGTATGCCACTGCCGCAAGTAACTCAGCGACTGCCGCAGCTACTTCAGAGACTAATGCGGCCAATAGTGCCACCAATGCGGCTACAAGTGCTACAGCAGCCAGTGCCTCTGAGACAGCCGCTAGTACCTCTGAGAGCAACGCAAGCACTTCCGCTACCACTGCTACTACTAAAGCCACAGAAGCCGCTACAAGCGCAACCAGTGCGTCTAACAGCGCATCTACGGCTACGACTAAGGCATCAGAGGCATCTACTAGCGCATCTAACGCTTCCACCTCTGAAAGCAATGCGGCTACGTCAGCATCTAATGCGGCAACATCAGCTACGAATGCTAGTGACTCAGCTACAGCATCAGCAGGTTCAGCAAGTGGTGCAGCTACTTCCGCTACTAACGCAAGCAACAGTGCTACAGCGGCTAGTACATCAGAAACTAATGCCGCTAGTTCAGCTACAGCAGCATCTACGTCAGCTACTAACTCTGCTAACAGTGCTACTGCGTCAGCGACTAGTGCGGCAACGGCAACAACTAAAGCAAGTGAAGCAAGCACCAGTGCAACAGCAGCGGCCTCTAGCGCATCTACAGCGTCTACACAGGCAAGCAATGCAACCACTAGTGCTACAGCGGCATCCACTGCTCAAACCAATGCTGAAACTGCGGAGACTAATGCTGAGACTGCTGAGACTAATGCGGCAGCTAGTGCAACAGCAGCGGCTAGCAGTGCTACGTCAGCAGCTACTAGTGCATCCAATGCCGCTAGTACATTAGCATCAGCGGCACTGAAGGCTAACAACCTGTCCGACTTAGCTAGTGCAAGTACAGCTAGGACTAACTTAGGCTTAGGCACTGCGGCAACTACAGCGTCTACTGACTACCTAGCCTCTACAGGCGGTACAGTGACAGGGACTGTGGAGCTTGTTAGTACAGACACTAGCTCCTCTGCTGCTCCTATTTTATGCTTGTATCGCAACAGTGCATCTCCTGACGATGGTGACTACTTAGGTCAGATTAAGTTCCAAGGAGAGAGCGACACAGGTGTAACAAGGCTATTTGCTAAGATTACTGCCAAGACTTCAGATGTCACTAACGGATCAGAAGACGGCTTGATAGAGACAGCAGTTAAGCAAAATGGCTCTAATGTTATTGTTTCTCGTCAGACAGGTTCAGCTTTAAAACTTATTAATGGTTGTGCTATAGAAGTAGATGGAACAGTGACAGCGACAGGCGGTACATCTACTAACTGGAATACAGCCTACGGTTGGGGCAATCATGCTTCAGCAGGTTATTTAACATCTTCATCAACTTTAAATGCAAGCAATATGACTACTGGTACGCTTGATGGCGGCACATACTAAAGGTATATAAACATGGCAACAAAAATTGTAACAAAGAATAGTTCAACTGCTTCTGCCGTCCCTACAGCAAGTGATCTTGTACAGGGTGAACTGGCGGTCAATGTAGCTGACAAACGATTATTTACTGAGGACAATGGTGGTAGCATTATTGAGCTTGGTACTAACCCTAGCACCATAGACATCAACGCAGGCACTATCGACGGCACAGCCATTGGCGCATCCTCTGCATCCACAGGCGCGTTTACTACGCTGACTGCTACTGGTCTAACAGTAGACACCAACACCCTCTACGTAGACTCAACAAACAATCGCGTGGGCATAGGGACTACATCGCCACTAGAAAAACTTACAGTTGCAAGTGGTAATGTTCGTTTAGACACAAGCACTAATAATTGGTTATATGCTTCTGATACTTCAGCGGTAAAAGCAGGTTTTAATTTTGATGTAACCAATAAGATGTTAAAGCTATATACAAACGCCGCAGAACGCCTCCGCATAGACTCCTCTGGAAACGTAGGCATAGGGACTAGTTCGCCTAGCAACGATTTACACGTATCAAGTACAACTGGTTCGGCTAAATTAACATCGACTGGTGGTGGTGCAAATCTATTTATGGAGTCGGCTGATGGTAATACTACTCGTATTAGATGGGACAGCAATACTAACTTTGCAATCAGAAATGACGCTACATCTTCTGACGTGTTTAATATTAACCAATCTGGCAACGTGGGCATAGGGACTAGTTCGCCTTCACAAAAGCTCCATGTTGATTCTGGTGAGGCTTTGATAAAGTCTGCTTATAGCGCGTCGGGAACTACTAATTCTAAGATGTACTTTGCGACAAGACAGAGTGGCAACTGGCGCAACACCTACATAGGCAACACAGGTGATGCTTTAACCTTTGCAACAGGCGGCACAGGCACAACCCACACTAACGCTACAGAACGCATGCGCATAGACTCATCAGGCAACCTGTTGGTGGGTAAGAGTTCGTCTGCGTTTGGAACAGATGGTATACAGTTAAATCAAGACCAGTTATGGGTAACAAACACTTCTTCTTCTTGCATGTCTCTTAACAGGAAAGGAACAAGCGGAAGTATTCTTGCCTTTTATGATGATGGTTCGCTTGTAGGGTCTATTGGTACAATCAATGGAGATATGTACTTAGGAACTGGAAATGTAAATCTTAGATTTACTGACAGCGTAAATGATATACGTCCTGTAAACTCCTCCGGACTAAACTTAGATAACACCATTGATTTAGGTGCGTCAGGTACACGCTTTGACGACATCTACGCCACCAACGGCACTATCCAGACATCTGACCGCAACGAGAAGCAGGACATTGCAGAACTCTCTGACGCAGAGCAACGTGTCGCTGTAGCCGCTAAAGGCTTACTGCGTAAGTTCCGTTGGAAGGACTCAGTAGCTGAGAAGGGCGATGACGCTCGTATCCACTTTGGAATCATTGCACAAGACCTACAGGCCGCTTTTGAAGCAGAAGGCTTAGATGCGGGTGACTACGCAATGTTCATCAGCACTACGTGGACTGACGAAGAAACTAACGAAGAAAAGACTAGGATGGGTGTTCGCTACAGTGAGCTACTCGCCTTCATAATCTCAGCAATTTAACTAGAGGAATAAAACAATGGCAGTAACTTGGACAATCTCAACACTAGAACGCAACACTGATGACGGTGTTGTTGTAGCACACTGGCAAGCTAGCGATAGCGAAACAGTAGGCGAAGTAGAACACGTAGGTAGCTCATACGGCACTTGCGGCTTCACTCCTAATCCTGACGCTGATGGCTATGTAGCCTATGACAGTCTAACAGAAGAAACTGTAATAGGATGGGTAAAGGCTGACGTTGACGCTGACGCTATTGAGGCAAGCATTGCTTCACAGATTGCAGACAGCAAGGCTCCCGCGATTAGCACTGGAGTGCCTTGGTAATGATTGATCCAGTCACGGCCATCAGCATAGCCACTAACGCCTTTGGTACTATCAAGCGTATGGTAGCTGCGGGTCGTGATGTGGAGGATACATTATCACAGATAGGGCGGTGGTACGGAGCAGTAAGTGATTTAAATGAATGTCAACGAAGGGCAGAAAACCCACCATTATTTAAAAAGATTGTTGCGTCACAGTCTGTTGAGCAAGAGGCAATGCAGGTATATGCTCACCAAAAGAAGATACAGCAACAAGAGAAAGAACTCAGGGAACTCCTGATGTATTCCTACGGGCCAAACGGCTACAAAGAGTTAGTAGAGTTACGTAGGAAGATTAAGGAGCAACGAGAAAAGACTATATACGCACAAGAGCGTAGACGTAAAGCAGTATTCTGGAACACAATACAAGCCGCAGGTATTTTAGTATTAGCCTCTGGTGTTTACTTAACAATCTCTTGGATCATAGGACAAGGAAATGGATGAACAAACGAAAGACATGTTGGATGTTACTGCAATATCTACGGCTATACTATCGCTAGCATCTTGGCTACCACCTGTAGCATCACTGCTGACAATCATATGGCTAGGTATTCGCATCTATGAGTCTGACACTGTGCAGAAACTTGTGCATGGTGAGACGAAGAAAGAACTTGACAAACAAGACTAAATAGTGTATAATATATGAGTATTTTAAATAGTTTAATAGGGCCAGTGACAGGTCTTTTAGATAAATTCATAGAAGATAAAGATAAGAAAAACCAAATAGCCTATGAACTATCTACTATGGCTGAAAAACATGCTCAAGAATTACTTAAGGGTCAGCTAGAGGTCAACAAGGCTGAAGCGGCACACAAGAGTTTATTTGTCGCGGGATGGCGTCCTGCCATTGGTTGGGTATGTGTCTTAGGTATGGCAGGGAACTTCATCACTATACCAATCACTAACATGATCTTAGAACTAATGGGTTCAAGCGTTACTGTCCCACTAATCCCTACAGCAGAAATGATGCCTATACTGATGGGCATGTTAGGCTTAGGTGCTATGCGTACAGTAGAGAAGACTAAGAACGTACAGAGAGAACGATAATGGCTAGAGGCGGTAGAGGCAAAAGAAAAGAAGCTAGAAAAGCTGCTGAAGAAGCAC